GCAACAATACCCAGATGTTTATGCAGTTGTTGAAACTGTCTCGCATATGCAAGCAGATGACAGAGTAAGGATTGTTGAGAATAAAATCGAAGACCTTAAGAAACAGGAACATGAGCTAATCGTACAAAATGCTGAACAATTTGCCAGCTAGTTCCACTAGCAACTATTACAAAGTTTTATCGGGTCATATGTCTGGTATAGCAACTGCTAATCACATTGCTAAAACAGAACTTGTACGTGATCCCGATAGCTTTGCGGACGTAGTTCGTGGTCTGCATGTTTTTGGTCGCAAGATTTTGCGTTCCAAGGCTTTGCAGGTCGAACACATTCTGATTGATTAAGAGGGAGATAAATCATGGCTACTTATGATCACACTACTGGTCAAGGTACGGCAGGACATCGCTCTCGTATGCGGTCAATGTACGTCCTTGAAAAAACTGTTGATATCGCTGCCGTTTGTACGGCTGGTGGTGTCTCTGCGTTAACTGCTGATGATGTCATTCAAGCAATTGATATCCCGGCAGAGACTTACGTACTTCATGTGGGTGCAGAAGTTATTACTGCATTCAATGGAACGTCCCCTGTTCTTGATATTGATTTCGCGGCTGGGGATGACTTTGTAGATGGTGCTTCGGCAGGGTCTACGGGTTATAGTGCTAAAGGCACTAATGGGCATGTAGACTATACTGCTGTTGCTACTTTTTCTAACAGAGTTACAGCTACTGATACCATTGATGTCAAAGTTGGTGCCGGTGCGAACGATGTTTCCACTGGCAAGGTCCGGGTATATGCAATTCTTGTTGATATTTCCGGCGTAGACGAGACTGATTCGCTCAAGACACAGAGCTTGTAGCGTAATCATTGGGGGAGGGGGATTAGTCTCCCTCCTCCTCTCACTACATTATCGGGCTGCTTTTATAGGGCCTAAATCTCGCTGAAAGGGAGAACACTATGAATACTGTGAATACAAGAGCGCTAACAAAAGATATGCGACATATGTTTAACAAAATGTCAGTTGGCTTTGATGAGTATTGGATTCCTACCACAGACAACCTTGGGTATCCTCCGTACAATCTTATTGAAGAATCTAAGAATGTATACAGAATTGAAATGGCCGTTGCAGGATTTGCCAAAGATGCTATTGAGATTTTTGAAGAGGATGCTAAACTAACTATTATTGGTAATGCTAAAGAAGAGGACGAGCCTGGAGATGTTCTTCACAAGGGTATGGCACAACGCAAGTTTACCCGTGAATTTACTCTTGCTCCTAACATAGAAGTAACAGAAGCTAAACTAGAGAATGGAGTTCTTATCTTGAAGTTTTTCAAGCAAGCCCATAAAAACAGAAAAGTAATAGACATATTGTAGATACGGAGAATCCAATGAATGTATTAAAATTAAGTAAAGCAATTGCCCTCTCTGTTGTATTAATTTGCGCGGGTGTTACAGCATCTTTTGCCGTAGGTTGTGGACCACAGCACGAAGAGATGTTGGATACGGTAGTTCGTGTAAATACTGCTGGTTCTGGTACAGTCTTGTATTCAAAACAGCATGGGGATAAGTGGGAATCTTACATTCTAACTAATTACCATGTTATTCGTGCGCAAATTACCATAAGAGAAATATGGGACGGTATGAAGGGTAAGAAGGTCAAGAGAGAGACTAGGGAACCTGTTACTGCATTCTGGTTTGACTACATTCGTTGTTCTCGTTCTGTAGGTACCCGTGGTCGTATTGCCGATATTGTAGCACATGATGAGCAACGGGATTTGGCTTTACTCAGGTTAAGGGACACCGAACGTGGAGTTGACCGTATTGCATATATGCTTCCAGAAGAGGAGTACCCTAAACTTGGTCAAACAGTTTGGGCAATTGGGGCAGGATTGGGGTATCCCCCTTCCATGACTTCTGGAGAAATGGCTTTTGCTGAACAGGTTATTGATGGGTATCGTTATCAGTTAGCAACAGCCCCCATTATCTTTGGAAATTCGGGAGGTGCGTTATTTTCCTATTCCAATATTCGTAAGAAATATGAAATGATTGGTGTACCCTCCAGGGTATCGGCTTCTGGATTTCAGGCTGTAACTCACATGGGGTGGTCTATCCCAACAGAGACAGTGTATACTTTCCTACGAGATAACTTCCATGGCTTCATTGTTGGAGATGAGTACCTAAAGCCAGAAAATCGTAAACCTGACCCCTATAAGAAGTAGAATTATACTCTATGAAATGGTTGAGGTTAGCCCCATGAACATTAAAGGCATTAACAAGTACACAATAATTATTCCTTTAGTTATTACTGTACTTACAGTCGCAATGGCATGGGGCCAACTTCTTCAGCAGAATGGTGACCAGGATAGACGAATAACAAATATAGAAACTGCCCTAATAGAAATCTCACTATTTACTGCACGTCAAGAAAGAATAGATGAGAGAACCATCAATATGCAACAGGAGCAGAGATCACAGAGAGAGATTCTTGAGAGCATTATCAGGTTCCTAACAATACATAAAGAAGAGAATGAATAGAGGAATATCTTAATGGATTATCTTACGCTTTGTAATAGAGTTCTACATTCTCTTAATGAGGTCGAATTAACTACTGCCAATTTTTCCAGCAGTAAAGGTATACAGACTGCTATTAAGGAATTTGTTAATCGCTCTATTAACGATATCTACGGAGATGAGTTAGAGTGGCCCTTCCTTCATTCTGATGTAACTCAAGTGACTACAGCGGGTACGGCAGAATACACCCTACCTTCCAATTACAGAAATGTTGATTACGATTCCTTTGTATTGCGCCCGACACAAATTATAAGCACGAATGAGTTTAGTTCAGATGCTAATTGGACACATTCTGGTGGGTCAATTTCTGGGGGCCTACTTGTTCTGACATCAGGGTCATCTTCTCAACAGACTGTTACAACATTTGTTAAAAACCGTGTGTATAGAATAACCCTAAGAATGACAGGGACAGGCACCCTGACCCTGAAGGTTGGTACATCTTCAGGAGGAACGGAGATTACGAGTACTGACTTTACTGTGAGTAATCTTGGAGAGGGTAAGTTGCACTCTATGACATTCACGGCTACGGCATCAACTTTGTATGTTACCCTAGCAGGAAGCACAGCTACTGTTAATGTAGATTTCATAACGGTAAACGAAGATATTCAGCCCAGGGCGTTAACCTACATAACGTATGATGAGTATATAAAAAATCATAAAGAGAATGATATTGCTAATAATCCAAGCAGTTATAACACTCCACGATATGCGTACCCAACTCAAGACGGAAAATTTGGACTAACTCCTATACCTGATCGTGGAAATTATACAATTGTGTATGAGTATTGGACTACACATTCTGATCTTTCTGCAAGTACCGGCGAACCTGCAATTTATGCCAGATATCAGGATGCAGTCGTAGCTAAAGCAGAATATTATGTTCATCAATTAAGGTCCAACATTGAAGCTGCTTCTATGAAGGACAAGGAATATCAGAGTAGACTTCTAAGAATGAGAATTGATTTGATCAACAAACCGGAATATATGAGAACGATATAGATAATGGAAAATATCCAACAACAAATTGTATCACTTGATGGGGGATTGGTCCTTAACAAAGACCCGTTTACTCAACCCCCCGGTTCAGCACTACAATTGCAGAACTTTGAACCTTCCATTAAAGGTGGTTACCGGAGAATAAACGGTACGAATAAGTATGTCCTATTGGTATTTGATGATACTAATCTAGGCACTACTAGTAAGACAGGTACAGAAGCTATCCTCCTTTCCAGTATCTTAGGATATGATGTTATAGCAGCGAGAGGGTCTGTAGTAGGGAAAGCCACCTCAACCTTCTTTACTCTTACTCATACAGATGCTGTAACAACACTAACTGTGAATAATACGGGTGGATTTGCTTCTTCTGGTACGTTATATGTTGGGTCAGAAACAATAGCATACACTGGTAAAACATCAACAACCTTTACTGGAGCTACACGGGGAGCTAGTTCTACCACAGCAGCAGCGTACAATAAAGATATTATTATCTCTACTGGCTGGACTAAGATTGACGAGGCAAGAACTTCAGCAAATCCGTATACCTTTACTAAGTACAACTTTAGTGGAACTGATAAGATTGCTATTGCCGATGGTCAAAATTATGCAGCATCCTATGACGGTTCTACATACGCGCTACTAAACGGTGCTATTGGTTCTGGATCAGGAACTGCACCAACAGCTACCGAATCTATCTTTGCATTTAGAAATCATATGTTCTTTTCTAAATCGTCTTCAGAAGAACTTGTATTCTCTGCTCCGTTTGCTGAGAATGATTTTACTCCTGCAAATGGTGCTGGAAGTATACGAGTAAATGATAAAATAATCGGTCTTATGGTCTT